GATCTGGACACCAGAAGCAAAGAAACCAGAACCAAGAACGTTAAGGTTGCCTGATACTGTCGTGTTAGTAAAAGCAAGGTTAATTGCCGCAAGTGTTTGAAAAACACCTGTTGTTGCATTGACTGTTGTTCCTGTGTACGTCGTACCACTGAGATTGGTAAATACGCCAGACGTGCCTTGGATCGTATTACCAGTGATTGTGGCCCCAGAAACACTGGTAGTGAAAACGCCTGCGATACCGGTCAGATTCGTGAAGCTGCCAGTGTTTCCTGTGACAAGCAAACCGGAAACACGTGTGGTAAATGTACCGGTTGCTCCCGTCAGGGCAGTAAAGGTGCCGATGTTACCGGTAACGGTTGCGCCTGAAACTTGAGTGGTAAATGTCCCGGACGTACTCGTCAGGTTTGTAAAAACACCTGACACGCCGGTAACTGTGGTCGCCGATAACTGACTAGTAAAGACACCGGATACACCAGAGACAATTGTTGCAGCAACTGTGTTACCAGTGACTGTTGCACCAGAAACTGTGGTGAATGTACCGGATACACCAGTCAGTGTCGTGTATTGTCCGGTGTCACCAGTAATGACTGCACCCGAAAGAAACTGTGTAAAAACGCCAGAGATACCAGAGACGTTACCAAAAGCACCCGTATTACCTGTTACGGTTGCACCAGAAATCCTCGTTGTGAAAGTACCGGAAACACCGGTGATATTAGAAGCTTGTACCGTATCTCCGGTAATGGTTGCACCAGATAACTGTGTTGTAAAAACACCCGATACACCAGTGACACTTGTGAATTGTGCCGTAGATCCAGTTACTGTTGTTCCGGATAATGTTCCTGTGACCTGAACACCACTACTAAATTGAGCAGTACCAGTAACTGTTAAGCCACTAGCAACGGAAAGATTTCCGCTTACATTCAGGATCGGCGTACCAAGGACCTGGAACGTACCTGTGGTTGCTGCGACGGTAGTGCCAGTGATTGTGACACCGCTCAGATTTGTGAATACACCAGATGGCGAGCGGACAATACCACCTGTGATCGTGGCACCTGATAGGTTTTGATAAACGCCAGACGTAAAAGCACTTGTCGTACCTGTTGCGGTCGTAACCGTGGCAGTAACTGCGTTGACATTGGTGCCTTGTACGTTGGTTCCGGTAATGGTCAGACCACTGACGGTACCACTGACAACCGCATTGTTTTGAACTACAATTCCACTGAATGTGCTAGATCCAGAAGCTGTAATTGAATTGAATGAGCTAGTGCCAGAAACCGTTAAGTTCCCTGAAATTGTGACATTACCACTGAAGATTGCGCCACTAGCAGGTGCGTAATACTCATTGAGATATTCTTTGAATTGAGTAAAGGTAATTTTTTTGTTGCGTAAAGTGGGGTCAACCTCGAAGACATGGACGAGCGTTAGCAGGTCCTGTTCATCGATCTCGCCCCCACTGATGGCAGGGAATTCACTGATCCTACGGTTTGCCACCTACTAACTACGCAATTCCTTCTCTACATTATAGATCGGCTTATTTAGCGCACCTTAATCTCAACACGTGGTAAAACATTCGTTACAATGTTCCAGGACCATTGGATTCCTGTGACAATCCCACAAGAAAGCAAGATAACCAACAGGATTTCAGCGACTGTTAAATTACGTCGCACATAAACAACCTGAGGTTGCTGCTGTGGAATTGCTGCTTGCTGTGCAATGGTTTGTTGGATGGCAAGCTCACGTGCCCTAGCCTTCATCTGAGCAAGCATCTCAGGCGTGATCTGCCCTTCTAGTGTTTGGGGCATTGGCGGCTGACTAGGGGGAATCTGCTCTTCCATGGTCGCAAATTGTTTTCCCAAAGACTAACATATAAACAAAGGATGTGCAGTATGCAGTACGGACTACGCAAAAGCTTAGAAGATATTGCGTACGAGCTAAAAGGAATCAAGAATATCCTTGGTTCGATGTGGCACAGTCGTTATTCAACCGGAGAAACGGACGCATTAAATCCAGAGGCTTTTGCCGATGAGTACATCTCAACAGAAGAATGTGGTAAACGCCTGGGCGTCTCAGACCAAACCATCCGTAACTGGATTTCTATCGGAAGGAAAACCCCAGATAAAGGCTGGGTAGAAGGCATCCATTATGTCAATGTTTCTCCTGATGTACACCGCAAAGCAGTCCTCCGGATCCCTTGGAATCGACTGATCCAATCCTTTGCCAAGAACGAAAACCTTGATTTAAAAAATCTACGGGCACATTATGACCAATACAAAAACAATCGGGGCTTCCTTGAATAATGGCTCATCGTTTCCAGGGAATTGATCTTGGTTCTGTAACGGTTAAGAACCATGAGGAGATGCTGCCCGAATCGTTGATTAGGCAAGTGGAGATGTTCTTGCCACCCATTGGATCATTTGATGATGGCTGCCTGCGCAGGTACCTAGAAAACCTAAAAAACTACGAAGAAGAGGACGCCAACTCTGGTATGACGCTTGCCAATCGATTACGTCTTGCATTCCATGATCTGAACGCAGATACAATCTGCGGCAAATTCCCGCAAGCAGAACTGCCTTTGAAACGAAGGTTACGTTGCGTGGCTGAATACCTTATCCGTTCTGGAGAATTTGATAAGGTAAGGGATGAAAACGGAAAACTTGTTAAAAAACGTGGAGTACTAGGCAAATTGGTTGTACTGTACCAACCAACGCCTAAGCTCCTGGAATCATTACACCGCCAAGGATTGTTAAAAGATGGATCGACGTGAAAAACTGATTGCTTCTGTGATTGGACCAGAGCTTGACGAAAAAAAAGCCAAGATGCTTGATGCAACAATCAAGTTAATTCTTGGTGATATGGGCGAGCAATACTGCAAGATGTGGGAGATTGAAGGCCCAGGTGTCATGGTGTTCCAGCCACGCAACAAAAAACGCTCTATGTTCTTTTGGACTTTGAAAGAGCTCCATACAGCACAAGAAGATTGTGAGCGGAATAACGACGGTGATTTAGCCGAGACTTTTAGGCGCATCCTTGGAGCAGCACAGAAGATTGATCCAACGGAAAAAGCTGGTTATGTCATCAATGATGACGAAGGCATGCGTTATTTCGAGATTGATTACAACAAGACTGCAGAGTAATGGCTGAAAAAGGCGTACGTGGCGTTGCAGCTCGTAATGAAGGTGTCGAGCTAATCACCAATAAAGACTTGGTACTTGCTGCCAATGAACTGTTGGGTGGTATCACTCTTGATGTGGCTAGTTCCAAAGTTGCTAATGAGTATATCGAAGCAGAGAACTATTACACACCAACGGATGATGGGTTGAATGCACAACAATGGTACGGAAGTTGTTACCTGTTTCCACCAGCGGGTGCCTACTTTTGGGATCAAAAGCATGAAAAATGGAAGATGACAAGGGCTTCTTCGTTGACCCTAACATCGTCCCATGCCGTTTGGTTCCGCAGAATGTACCATGCATGGCTTTCAAAAGAAATAAAACAAGGTCTTTATTTCAGCAACTGCCCTGACATGATTCGTTACGAGCCTAAAATCTTTAAGTTCCCGATGTGCATTTTAAGAAGTGCACCTTACGTCATGTGCCACAAAGATGGAGAGGTAAACAGGAAACGCACATGCACCTCATTTCTTGTGTACCTGCCACCACAGGATTCTTCAGGTGATGCCGTGGATTCTTTCGTAAAAATTTATGGGGAGCGCGGACACCTTCTTGTGTAATCTCTGTAGACTGAAGGACGATTACAGGGATTTATGAGCGTCCTGGCCGACTGGGAGATCAAGCAACTGGCGGAAGACGACCAGATGATCGAACCCTTTGTGGATCATTTGATCAACAAAGAAGATGGACGCAAGCTTCTTAGCTATGGTCTTAGCTCTTACGGCTATGACATCCGTTTGTCTCCTGCACAATGCCTGATCTTTGGCAAGGTACAAGCTGGTGATTGTGATCCAAAGAACTTTGATCCTGACATCCTGAAGCCTGCAGATCTTCTGGAGGATGAATGCGGTCAGTATTTCTTACTTCCTCCGTATGGCTATTGTCTTGGCGTTGCTCAAGAACGTCTGAAGCTTCCTCGTGATGTCACCGTCGTTGCCGTTGGTAAATCTACTTACGCACGTTCAGGTATCTTGGTCAACATTACGCCAGCCGAAAGTGGATGGGAAGGTTACCTGACGCTTGAAATCAGTAATTGCACTGGGCTCTTCAATCGCATCTATGCAAATGAGGGGATCACACAACTGCTGTTCTATCGTGGTAATCCTTGTCATACCACGTACCAAGATCGGAAGGGTAAGTACCAAGACCAACCAAACAACGTGGTCTTTTCTCAGGTTTAACCAAAGGCTTTACCAAACTGCTCTTTCGGTTTACGGGCGTAACCAATAGATCCGGCACGCCCACCCGAATCACCTGCCGTTGCACTGGTTGGTTCACGCACTAAGTTGCGTTTTTGGTATTCACCAGCGGTTTTTGCGGCACGCATGAATTTAGCTACACGACCTTGCTGACGATTAACGGATGCAGTAGAGCCACGGGCATCTTCATCAATACGTCGCAAGTCAGTGTCATATGCCTGTTCCGGATTAAGATCTGATACCTCAGCTCCAGAAGTACCAGAGTCGACGCCTGGATCGTAAGTAGGTCTAAATTGGTTAGCCATCTTATCATTGTAAAAGGACTAAATCGATTAAAGCCGTGATGAATTCCGCTGCAGGTTTCTTAGACGCATTTGTACAAGACGAAGTGAAGTGTCGCTGTCTTGACGAAGAAGATTTTGGCGCACCCCTCGATAACGAGCAAAATGATGTACCATTGTATGACATGTACAATCGCGGTCTAGTAGCATGCGAGCAGGGGCTAGAAAGGAATCCGTTGAATCTCGAGGGACAACGGCCTGGAATGACGGGCTATATCCCCTCAATGGAGCAGGGTTTGGCGATGGGAGCATCTCCGAAACCAAGAACGCTGGTGTTGGAACTGGAGGAACCGGACGAGAAGGAACGGATGCTGTCAGCAAAACGTCGTGGTTTGCTCCGGTAGAAGAAGTGAGTGACTGCCCTGGGGGTGTTTGCCCAGTGCCCTGGGCCACCAAAGAAAAGCCTCCTGTGGTCCAAGAGGATGTGGTCAATCACCCCGCTCACTACACAGATGGCGGCATTGAGTGTATTGAAGCCATTGAAGCAGCTTTAACCGCCGAAGAATTCCGTGGTTACTGCAAAGGCAATAATTTAAAGTACACCTGGCGTGAACGCCACAAAGGCGGTACAGAATCACTGAAGAAAGCTCAGTGGTATCTGGACCGCCTCATTCAACTTGACGAAGCTCAGAAGGGCTGAAGTTCATCGTCATCATCCTCGTCGTCGTCTCGATATCCACAGGCGGCGGCGAGTTCTGCTAATTCGAGATCGGTTGGATGATCCCAGTCGATCTCAATGTTTTCTGACGCCATGATGTCTTTGATGGCATGCCACTCCATCAAACGTTGGTGGTAGAGACTTAACAAAGCAAAACGCAGCTCTTCCCAAGTCATCTCCTCGGACTGGAGTTCAGCTTTGCGCATGGCAAATTGAAGCTCAAGAGGAAGTTCAAACTCCCGTGGCTCGACCGAACGCTCCATTCCACTCTGCATTTGCTAGTTGCAATTATTCTAATGCTAGCCGTTA